CGTGCAGGATGTAAGCACCATTGCCGACGGAGCAGACCATCTGCAGCTCCGCGATGCCGTCGCCATCCTTGTCAACGCGGACATCGCTCTCGACATAGAACACGCGATCGGTGGTCTCGTCAGTCGCGTTCGTGATGCCGAAGAACGACTGATCTGCCGGGTTGCGGACCAAAACCTCAAGGTTTTCTTCAAATCCGCCCGTGCCGGCGTTCTGTTCAATGATGTCGCGGTCATAGCCCATCGCAACCAGCTCGGAGACAGTCGCAAGCTTGCGGCGACCGACATAGATCGCGTCGTCGATGTTCGTCGCTTCGCTGTCGATCAGGAACTGCTCGGGCGGAATGCACTCGACGACATAGCGAGGCGACCGCTTCACGCGCCTAACCTTGATGCTGTAGAATGGCATCCCGATCGCGCTGTCGAACTCTTCGATCATTTCGTCGATCGTCACGCCCGGCTCGGCCTGAATGAGCATCATCTCTTCGGCCATCAAGCCCGAATAGCTGTAATACTCGACGCTCTCGTCATCGACCTTGTACCAAGTCAGAACGCCGGTCTTCAGGATCAGCGCGTCCTTCATGGCATCGTGCAGGATGCGGAAGCCGGGGTTTTCCTGCATGAAGATGTAATTGATGAGGTCTGTCGCCTGCTCCGCCGCAGGCACATCTTCCTTCTGCTTCGGAATGAACTCGACGACCTTCTCAGGCCCCGTGAAGATGCGGAGCAGCGACGGCAGCATCGCAAGGATCGTGTCGCGCACTTCGGTCAGGACGACCTGCGAGACGCCGTCTTCCTCGTTGCCGAACTTGTCGCCAAGGTAGTACGCCATCGCCGCTTCGCGCTCGGGCGCGAGGTAGCTGTCGATGTAGCTCTGCGCGTTCTCGATCGCCTGACGCAATACGAAGGCGAACTCGTCGTCATCCATTGGGCCAGCGTCAGGAACAAGCAGCCCCGTGTCGCCGTTCAAGACTTTCGGCTTCGGGATCGGCGTATAGCTTGGGTCGTATTTACCGGGGAGCATTGCCATCGGACTACCTCTTAAAACCGCTTAGAGAACCGGCCAAAAACCGATCTCTTTTTGTCTTCTGGCGAATAGGACGCAGTCACACCGAGGTCGCCGCCAAGAAGACCCGGCACTGTCACGCCGCCCGTGTATTGCGTCGGTATACCTTCACCGCGCGTCATGGCTGCGTTAAGGAGCGCAGGACCGATCGGCGCAGAGACGCCGAACGTGTCGGTAGGTTTCACGCGCTCGTTTCCTAGTCCTCGCTGGTAATTGAGCGCAAACGGCCCAAAGTCAAACCCGCCGCCGACGCTCTGTTGCGTACCCTGCGGGGTAAAGGCGGCTGAGTAGTTTGCGTTCATAGGCCCTAAATTGACACCTACGTTCGGAACAACCGTCGTCTGATTGCTGCCGGGGAAGTTCATACCCTGATAATTGACGCCGCCTCTGATGCTGCCGCCGTCAAATGGAAAAGCCCCGCTGACGTTGCCGAGTTGCATCGCCGTATCGGGAGAGATCGCAAAGTTGCTGGCAGTTGCTGAGATAGGCCCGTTATTTGAAACCGTCGAAGCGCCCATGTCGCCAAGGCCGCGCATCATTCCGAGCTGTTGCAGAAGAAGCATCTGCTCTGGCGAAAGACTTGTTAGATCAGCCATTGCCTATCCCTTCTTCCGAACGCGCCACCACTGCCAGCCATTCTCAGAGCCGACCTCGCGTCCGGTGAAAACTGTATCCACAGCTTTCTTTACACCATCCATCGGGTAGTCGTCACCGCCCATGACGCCGCCGGCCTTCACCTTCGGCCACCATGCCTCGATGTCAGCCATGACTTCTTCGTATTCGTGGCCCGCGTCAATCCAGACGAAGTCTATCGTCCCATCTTCAAACAAATGCGCCGCCGGAGCCGAAGCCATGCGATGCACATGCAGATCAAGACCGTCGATGCGGTCCATATTTTCGTTGAAGATGTCAAAAACGCGCTCGAGATCAGGATCAGCCTTGTGCGCCGGCTCGTTTGAGCCGCCCCAATGGTCGACGCAGTGAAATGCGATCGACTTTCCGCTGTTTACGATCTCGACGCCAAGAAAAGACGCAGATTTGCCTTTCCAGCACCCTAATTCGACGAAGATCGCGCCATCTTTCGCCGCCTTTACCGCTGCGCGGTATGGCTTGCTGAAATTAAACCAGCCGTCGACCTCATCGAAGAAGTGTTTCACTTCTTTTTACTCTTGCCGGCTTCGCTCAAAGCGATCGCAATCGCCTGCTTCTTCGATTTCACGACCGGACCCTTCTTCGAGCCGCTGTGCAGCTTGCCTGCTGCGTACTCGTCCATCACTTTGCCGATCTTCTTGTCTGATTTCGACTTCTTCATTCCGACGCCTCCATCGCTGAAATCTTTTCTGCCGCATCCGCAACATCGAACGGTATGTCTGGCCTACACTCAACCGCATGATCGTGCGTGAACTCCATCGTGCCGATATGTTTCACGTCTTTTGACAGGTCGTGGTCGATGTAAACCTTGAACCCGTTCGCCTGTGCGAGCTTGCAGAAGTAAATATCTTCTCCGACCCACACATTGCCAGACGGAAGCCACGCCAGATTAAACCAAGGCAACGGGCATTTCCGAAAAACGTCCATCTTGATGAGCATGCAGCCCATGCCGACGGCATCAACCTCTTCCAGACCCGTGCTGGCGCTGTCCGTGTAGATGCACTCGAGGTTTGCAAAGTCACGGAACGCGACCGTCTTCACGGGAATGCGCCGCGTCGGGTAGTTCGCGGCGACGATGTCCTTGTCGTGCTTTTGCAGCTGCCAGAATGTGTTCGCCGGGAACCGCATGTCGGCATCGAGGAACAGGACGTAGTCGTAATCAGCCGCAAACGCCTTGCGGACAAGGTTCTGTCGCTGGTCCGCAATGAGCGTGCCGCTGAGAATGTTAATGTTGAACGTCCCGCCTTGCGGCAGACCGGCGTAAATGTTGGCAGTCAACATCGCCAAGTCTTTTGCAAAGCCAGAACACACCGTCTCCCGCGCCGGTATGCAGATCGCTACCTTCAAGACTTAGTCCTCTTCGTTGTAGCTTTCGTCTTCGTCGGAGCCTTCTTCGTCTTCGCCGTACTCGTCGCCTTCTTCGTCGTCCGTGATCGGCCCGCCGACGATCCATGCGTCACAGGTTCTCTCTGCGGCGCACTTGAAGTCGAAGATTTCACAAAATCCAAGATCGCCTGCTTCAATCGTTTCCATAGGGTCATCTGCCATTCCCTCTCCACCAAGGCCCTGCGCGATGCAGTCCATCATTCTCTCTGTCTGGTTAAACGCAGCGCAGTTGCCGCAGCGCATCGTCTTCGCTTCTTCAACCGGAACGTCCCACTTCGCAGCCAGCTGCTGCCAGTAGCGATCGTTCGGCTCGCGCGGGTTCATAGGCCCGTAGTTAGCCTTGTCGATCGCCTTGCCACGGTTCTGCAAGTTGATCGTGATGTCGCGCGTAGCAACCGGACAAGCGCCGCCTTCCATCTCTTCTTCCATGTCACTTGCCCTTCTTTTTTGCGGCGCGCATGTTGTCGACGAGGTTCGGGTACGGACGGCCAGCCTTCGCTGCCGCAGCCTTTGCAGACGCCTTCTGCTTCGGCGTTAGCTTCTTGTCAGACTTCGTCGGGTCTTTCGTGTCCCAAACCTTTTTCATTTCTTCTTCCCTTCATTCCGCTTGCTGATCGCTGCCGCCTTCTTCTTCGCGTCAGCCTTGCTCGAGGCTCCCCACGCTTGCAACGATTTCAGCAAGCGCGTCGGTTCGCCGTCCTTATATTCAGGCCCCGGCATGTTCCCCATGCGCGCGAGAAACGACGCACGGCGCGGGTTATCGCCATCCTTCACGGGCGGCTTCAGATCAGAACCGGGATTTTCCGCCTCATACGACTTGCGGCCCGTCTCATTCAAGCCGCCCTTCGCGTTCTTGCCGGCCTTGCGTGTCCATGCAGGCGTCTTAGCCATGAGCGGCCTCCTGTTCGCGCCGAAAATACGTTGATTGCGTCCTCAACGCAAACACTAGACAACGCCCTTGATGTGACGCTTCAAAGCTTTTCCCGGCAACCATTTGAACGCGCGACCGCCAACCATTGCAGCCTGAGACGCAAACGTCAGGCACAACGCATCGGCTAAGTCAGGCGAACGCATGCGCCGCTTCCGCATGCTGTCCTTGCTCTCAACCTGTACCTTTCCGCTCGATGTGAACGAATAACGCGGCGCGACCAGCTCATGCCGCAGCTGATCGTCAACCGGCAGCTTCACTGCCCTCGTCGTCAGCCAATCCTTCACGCTCAACCATAGTTCGTCGCGCAACTTATTTGCGTTCGGGTTCATGGCAGAACTCTCTGCCACGTTCACATCTCGGACGTTGTAGCCCATCTCGCGCAGGCGATCGGCCACACCAGACCCGAGACCGATCGTATCGACGCAAATCTCGTCAGGGTTGTCGATCTTCATTTCATTCACGATCGCGCCGACAACTTGCATCGTATCGAGACCGCCCCACGACTTCACGTCGAGAACAACGTTCCCCTTCCGCTTTACCAAAGCAGTCCGGTCAGTTCCAAAACGCGCCACGTCGAGACCATAAACAAGAGGATCATTGGCACCAGCCACCACGTCACGCCCGATTGCCCCATCAACCAACTCCGCCGGTATGAGTGTGTCGTCGTCAGCAAGCGCGAACTCACCAAGAACACGAATGCGGAACGCATTGCTCTCGTCGCCATAGGTCGCCTTGATCTGCGCGACGAAGTCAGACGAAACGAGCGGGATATTCAAGCAGGAGACGTGCATCCGAAACCAATCGGACGCGAGGTCGTGATGCGTTTTATAGAACAAGCCCGAGTTGCGCGTCGGGTTTGAGATCAGGATCGTCGATGCCGAGTGACCAGACATCGAGCCAGCCGCTGCCTCGAATACCTGTTCAGGCACAGCCGACGCCTCGTCGACCACCAAAAGCACATGCTCAGAGTGGACGCCGGCCAAGGCTTCCGGCCTCTCCGACGAGCTGGTACGCGCCGAGATAAACGAACTTTCAGGCGCTCCCTTCAGCACAACGCGATCGGAGAAAACCTCAAAGCTCTCGCGCAACACAGGCGGGAGCTTATTGATCCACGTCTTCAATTCTGAATACAGAGCATCGAACAGCTGCGCGGATGTCGGCGCAGTCACAACCGCCTTCTGCGGATAGCGCGTCGTCATGTGCCAGATCAAAGCCCACGAACACGCCGTCGACTTCCCAACGCCGTGACCAGCACGCACCGAGATGCGACGCTCACCACGCGCCAGAGCGTTCAGAAACTCTTTCTGCCAAGGAAGCGGCTTCGCTTCGAGAACATTCTCGACGAAGCCAACAGGGTCGCGCTCGTACCGCTCAATGAACGTGACGAAGTCGTTACCGCTTTCCTTTGCTTCCTTCGAAGACATGAACTTCCCCCTTCGGCGGGTTGAGCATGTAGGTAATGCCAGCCATCGCCTGCAACAAGTAAATACGGGCATCCTCGTCGCGCGTTAGATCAATCTGCTGCGCCAATTCACACAACGCACCAGCCAACTGCGCCAGCTCGCTTTCCTGCCCAACTACGACCACTTCATCTTCCTCGTCCATCGTCAGTCTCCATACATCGACCGTAGGCTATCCATGCTTATGAAGTTATGCCCAACAATGTGACCGCCACGCAGCTCTAGGTCGAAGATGCCATACGACCAGCCCGTCGTCGCCGTGCCAGCATACGGAGCCACATACCCCGTCGGCATTGCGCTTCCTAAGTTCAGCACCTCGATGTGCTGCGACGGCCCGATCTTCGGAACTTGCTTGAACACAGCGCGATGCGTGTGACCCCACACGATCGAGAACAGCGCATCATTCCCGATCTGCTGCTCGGAGTTCTTGCCCCCATACGCACGACCCATGATCGTCTTCGGCGCATGCACGAACCCGACGCCGGCAATAAACAGGAACTCACCATACGGCTTCGCGCGCCAATCGTAGCGAGCGAACACATCCTGCAACGCGCCCACGAACATGCCGTCAGCCTCGGGATGCAAGTCTTGGAACCGATAGACCCGGTCCTCATGGTTCCCCTCGACGACGTGCAGCTGGATGCCGGAGCCTGAAATTTCCTTGTGGATAAGTCCTAGAGCCTCTTCCAAACTATCAAGATCGCGCCTGTAGGACGGCTTCAAGGCCGCGCTGAGAGACCCGATCGGCTCATGCTGCGAGCAGCTGTGGAAGTCTCCGAAGTCACCGATCTGCACAACCTTGTCGGGCCGCGTCTTCGCAATGTGACGCCCGAACCATTTAAACCGCGTCTTGTCCTGCGTCGGGCTGTCATGCACGTCCCCGATCGCGCAGACCCGAACCGTCTCCCCTTCGGGGTTGCTCCCCGCCCGCACAGATACACGCAACCGCTGTGCGGGCGGGAACTCGACTAGACGCGCCTCTGGAGGCTTATCAGCGTCTAAAAACAGCTCATAGAGATCAGGATAGGTTCGGGCGATCGGGCCGTCCGAACGCAGCCGGGTGTAGATCGTCGCGCTGTTGATCCCCAACTTGCGCGCCAGCATCATGATCGCTTGAGACTTTGGATGCCCCGCCTTCAACGCCTGCAAGAGACCGTTGATTGTCTCTTCGGCCTTGGCTCTCGATAAAGGCGGCTGCGGCATCCGGTTCGTCCGTCTCACACCCCGGCGGGCTTCCCGAGCGGCACCATTGCATCAGCACACTCCAAAGTCCATGCGTCGGGCCGAGGTCAGCGGCGAACCGCCAGCCGGCCTCCTCAAACGCAGGAATGTCAGCGTGTCTGACGTATCGGAACCAGCTGATCGTCATTTTTTAGATTTTTTCGCGCGCGGGCGTTTCGTCGTGCCGGCGGGTGGGGGTGGGGGGTCCGATCGTTTTTCGTCCGTATAGAGAGCGGTAGGTGACGCCGAAACCGCCCCCCCGCCGGGGCGGGACCGGGGGGGTTCTGCGGCATCGACCACCAGCACGGCATCGATCGCCGGCTGCGGAGCATCCAGCCTTTCACCTGAAAAGGTTGGATCGCTAGGTATTTCAATGGCTTGGCCATCGATGTACCCGAGATCGTTACCCGATCGACGTGAAGACAGCGCGCGCAGCGCATCGAGATGCAGCTGATGCGTGTGCGTGACGTTCGCCTCGACGATCTGCTTGTCGCCATAAACCTTCGGCAGAAGCCTCGATGCCGTCCATTTCCGCGCATCTAGCGCCACGCGCGCCACGTCTGGCGGGATTTCCCCGCGCAGGAGCTTTGCCTCGAGGTCGATGATCCCGTCTGCGTGGTTCATCGCTCGAGCCTGTATCGCGCGCGCGTAGTCCCTAGAGAACTCTTCGTCCTCTGATAGCCATTTCCAGATCGAGAAGTCTGACGGCATGTCCTCGTCCTTGCAGACGTTCGCCACGGATCGTCCGTTCGCAATGCGCCGGCAGAACTCGAGCAGGATTTCAGGCGTCTTGATAGACGGCCTTCCGATCTTCGCTTCACTCACTGCTTCGGTCTCCCCTTCATTCGCAGGCTCGGAAACCAAATAAGTTTCTGTTCGACCCTAACCTTGTATGTCTTGCCATTGTTGGTGACGGCGATGAACCGCACAGCTGGCTGCTCGTCGTCTGTCAGGTATTCATCCATGGCATCGGCCAGAAGACCGTCCTCGTCGATCTCTGGCCCATCAGAACGGGATTTCATCATTCAGACCCTTCGCATCTTTCACGCTCTCGACTGTCGCGCCGGGGAACAGGCTTTTCGCTTCTGAGATCACCCGCTTCCCTTGGAATTCATCCCACACCAGCAGCAGCTCGGCCAGCGTGACGACGTGCGCTGGATCGGCTGCGTCCTTGGCAACCTTACTCACGTCGGCCCGATCGAGGCAGACCGTATATGTCGTGCCTCGATGCTTGGCTGACCAGACGCCTTCGGGATATGTCTTGTGCCCGGCTTCGGTAGCTGCCTTGTCGAGCGCCTGCCATCCACGGATCAGGACTGCCGCCTTGCTGACGACAGCATCGAGATCGTTGTCGCGGATTGCGTCGTTCAGCTTCTCTCGTGCCGACGAGAACTTCGCAGCCATGTCTGGCGGCACCAGACGCTGAAGCCTGCCGACGCCCCACTTCCCTTCCATCTCAACGGCGACCCGATCGAGCGGCTCGAGCGCATCACCGATCGGCGTCCTGTCGATCGGCATCCGCGCTGCCGCCTGTTGCATTGACCTGCTCATTTTGTGCGAGCCTTAGCCCACGAGCCGCACCCTTCTTCTGGCTTTGTCTCAGGCCAGACGGTGACGAGCTTCGGGTTCTCGATCTCCTGTTCGGGAGACATGACCCACGTCATCGGCATCGGCGCGTTCGCCCTGCATTGCCCCGACATCTTACCCTTGCTGACGTTCCACCAATGGCACGTCTTGCACTTCCAATAATCGACTGACTTGATCACCATCTTCCCTCTCCTTCCCTTTGCCCCGATAAAATCCGGACACCGGACACTTCCTAGTGTTGTGTCCGTGTCCGTCCGGATATTTAATCTCGCCTGATGTTGTCCGAATAAATGTCCGTTAAATGTCCGAACTTCCTAAGCATCTGAAATCCAACACCATTTCGCCCACATGCTTATATGTCCGGCTTGTCCGAGCTTCGGCACCTCGCGCTCGAACGTCCGACGCGCGCTGTCACCCTGTAAATGGGTCATCGTGTCGAAATATGTGCGCCACACGTCGACATTGACGACCTTCTGATGCGGCGGGATTTGGTCTAATCCGACCTGTTTTCCCTGCTCCTGAATAGCCATCGCCAGCGCATCGAGCAGCACCTTCTGATTGCCTGACGCCCGCTTCCGCTTCTTCGGCTGATGCGCCTCGTTGAGCGGATGCACGACGAGCGACGTTGCGTCTGGATCGAGCGGGCTGACGTGCATGAGGTCGAGCCGGAACGACCACGACAGGCCATCCATGCCGTCCTTCTGCTTGGTCGACTTGACAGTGCAGACGGGTTCCTCGGCATCGTCGTCGGAGATGCGGGTCAGCTCGAGCTCGGCATCGACGGCAGCGAGGAGCGCCGACGAGCCACGCATGCCCCTGCTCTCGTCCTTGCCTGTGTGATGGACGACGCAGACTGTGCAATCGAGCGCATCCTGTAGCGCCGCCATGACGGAGACAAATTGCATCATCTCTGCCGACGAGTTCTCCTCGCCGCCGGCATAGGCACGCGCCAGCGTATCGACGAAGACCACGGCAGGCTTGATGCCGCGTTCACGGATCACCTCGATCAGCGCCGTGAGGTCGTCGAGGCTGCTGCGAAGGTTCATCTGCGCCTTCACGAAGTGCACTGGCAGATCGTCGGGGAGGTCGTACCGCTGCATGAGCGCATCACGTCTGCGCCGCAAGCCGGCACCGCCCTCGAGCGCCAGATAGACGACATCGCCCTGCTCGACGCTGCACGAAAATGCTTCACGTCCAGCTGCAACCATTGCCGCTAAATACATGGCGAAAAACGACTTTCCTGCGCCTGACTTGCCGTAAATTGCGGAGAATGACTTCGCCGGGAGCATGTCCTTGACCAGCCACTTGACCTTCACGTCTTGAAGGTCGTGCCACGGGACGAGGTCGATGCGGCGTTTCGTTTGTTGCGTTTGCTCGACCTGTACCGGTTGCTGCACAGGTTGCGCCGGCTGCTGGCCCGACAACATGGCGATCTGGTCCATAAGTCTCGGCTGCTTCGGCAGGACAGCACGCGCTGCGGCCTTCCGATCGCCGTTGTGGTCGAACACGGCGACGAGGTCGAACGGATCGCTGACCTTGTTCGACAGCGGATCGGCAGCGCCATGATGCGAGAAGACGCACCAATCGCCACGGGAGCCACGAAACACGACGACGCCGGGAGTGCCGCTTTCCGAGCCGGGCCGGATGTAGCGGTACTTGTCGCCTTCCTTGTAGGCGAACTTATAGCCTTCGCTTTCAAGCTTCGATCGCACCCACTCGAGGCCGTGCGCCTTATTGAACGTGTCGATGTCGCCGGACGGTCTTTCATTTGAAAAATTTGGCGCAATTAATTTCTGCTCGACCTGTTCGCGCTTCTGCCGCTCCTTCGCCCATGCCATCGCCTCGTTGATCGGGAAGGCGTGACCGTCCTCGTTCACTTCGCACAGGAAGGCGTCAGGCTGCTCGACGCGCGGGAGATACCACGGCTGCGACCACTTACTGTTCTCGGTCACGTCGGACAGCCAGACGCCGCGAGCGTGCAGCTGCGCGAGGATGAACTGAACGCACGCATGCAACTCTGCCTGCGAGTGCAGGCGCGCCGGGATGACGATCCGATACTTCCAGTGCGGCTGACCGCCACCATTGACCGGGCGATAGCTGTGCGACGTGTGCGCGATGTAGGCGATGCCCATGTCACGCAATGCGGCGCAGACCTCCGGCATCGGCGGAGCGCCGGAGATGATCTCGCCGGTTTCGGGGTCGATGCGGCTGTCGCCGTCGAGAATGAGGAGTTCGGCGCTGCGGAGGTTCTCGTCCGCGCGCTTTGGGGCGACGAGATCGCCGCCACGGATGTAATAGGAGCCGTCCTTGCCGCCCTGCTTCGGAGAGCGGAGGCGAGCAGCAAGCTGCTGGAAGGTGTAGTCCTTTACCGTGAGCGCAACGTCGGTGCGGCCACCCACAGCAAAGGCGAGCTTCATTTTGTGCTGGCTGATATTTTCTGGTACTGATTTGGTCATGCCGTGCTTCCATTTCCCCCCTAGTGCGGCAGAAACTTAGGGCAGGCCATATCCGTGAGCCTGCCCTTTTTCTTTGCTTAGAACTCGTCGTCGTCTGCCGCAACGGGCTTCGGAGCCGGAGCAGGCTTCGGAGCAGGGGCAGGAGCGGGAGCTTCAGCAGCGCCGTCCATAGCCTCGGGACGCGCCACCCACGACACGATCGACCACTTCGGAGCCTTAAAGCGCAATTCTCCCTGCGGAGAGTTGATCTTAACGGTC